AGATGATCCGTTCGAGTGAGTCGGCGACCTTGTGATGGCACCTGATCGTCTTAACCGGCTTGCCATCGTAGCGCACGCCGTAGCTGCTGACATCTATGTTGACGAGTTGCTCCTCGTCCCCGGGCGATCCGTAGAAACCCTGAAGGGCGACTTGGCTTGTCGATGGCCAGATGGTTGTCGCGGGTCTGAGCTTTCTCAGATACTCCTGACAAGCAGCGATCGACCGAGCGCCCCAGAACCCGTCTGGAGTCGCGCCGATCTTCTCTTGCAGTGCTTTGATCTCTTGGAGATTCATCTGCCTGCGTCGCGTGCTTTGATTAGACCGATGCCTGCGGTGACTGCTGCGAAGGCGCCGACAAGGTCAGCAGATTCGCCGTTGATGAGCTGGATGGCTACATTCGCCAAGGTGGCGAGAACTGTGAGGATTCCGAGTGCTGTTGTTTTCATGATTCGATTTCTGGTTCTGGTTCTGGAGCGGGTTCTGGTTCTGGAGGTGCGACGAAGATGACTGTGCCGTCTGGTTGAGGCTGGAACATGATGAAGTCAGGCAAAGCGAGTCCATCGGCTTGACCTAGTGCTGAGATTGCCGAGTAGAACGTAGCATAGACCGTGAGAGCGTTGTCTGCGTTCGTGCCGAACACGTCCATGATTGCTTGCTGCTCGCCAGCGGTGTTCGCCTTGGCGAAAGCGTTCGACATCATGGATTTGATGAAACTGATCGCCTCGGTATTGATCGCGTCGATCTCGTTGGCTAGTTTCTCTGCTGGTGATTTTTGGATGAGTGACATGATGTTTTAAGCAATTTTGCGAATGATCAAATAAGACCCCTGCCCGACTGTTGTTGTTGTTGCTGAGGATGTATTTTGTGCCGCAGTGAGTTGATAGGTATTAGTTCCACTTGTGACAACTAAGATTCCACCGCGTTCGTGGTTATCAGCGTTGGCTGTCGCACCCCAAGGTCCACCACCAGCTGGTGCAGTATTAACACCTGCAATGCGCGATGGTGATGAGCCGTTGCCATATTGTCCTCGATACCCGCTTATTACAGGAGCGGCTCCTTCAAGGATTGATGGGGTGACTTTTGAATTTGCTGAGTTTGCCGTGAATCTAACAAACGCATCTATCGAATAAGTGCCTATCGGCAGAGCCACAGATAAAATAACGGTACCTGTTGCATCATTCGTGTAAGATACGCTGCTTGCAAGAATCCTGTAATAAAGCTGACCTCCATATCGAGTATCAGCAAGAGCGCGAGTCATCGCGCTTGTGTCGTTCGTAGCTGCCTGACCTGTGAGTTCAGTCTGACCGCTGAAGGTCTTATTCCCTGCGATGGTCTGTGCGCCTGTGAGCGCGACGTAGAGCGTATCGAAATACGTTTTGAGAAATGCCTTGAGATTAGTGAATGTGACCTTCTTCAGTCCGAAAGATGCTGCGCTGTCGGTGATCGGGATCTCGTCTGCGTCAACTGGTGTTGTCTTCGATGTGGCGGCTGTGATGAGTGAGGCGATCCGTGCGCCTGTCTCGTCGCCAGTGTTCGTGCCGCTATTCGTGCCAGTGATGTCAGAAGTTAATGCGACTGTGCCTGCATTGTTTGGAAATGCAATCGCTCGGTTTGCTGTCGGGGAGTGGGAGAGCGTGGTTGTATAAGTGCCGTTGAAAAGTTTAAATGTTGAGCGGGATCTGATGTAGGCGTTAGTTCCTTGGGTCTCAATAACAGCGTCACTTCCGCTTGTATAGATGTGTGCAAAGTTGCCAGATGTGGAGATGGTTGCACTACCTCCGTTTGTAGAAATGCTACCATCATAATTAATAGATCCGACAAAGCCTTCGTCAGCACTATCGAACTGCATAAAACTGCCTTCAAACGAATATAACTTACATGCTACTCCAGAACCTGTTTGGAAATTACCACCATTTCCTGTATCACTTGATCCATACACTCCGTCTCCAGAATCACTGTCTCCACGCACTCCAGTTCCCGAAGTGCTATTTCCTTGAATACCAGTGCCGCTAGGAGCGATTCCAGTAACAGCATTAAAAGCTCCAGATGGAGATGTAACGCTTAACTGTCCAGTAAATACAGGATCTTCAATCGGAGCTGCACCAATATCAGCAGGAGTAAGAGGGTCACTTCCACCGATTGCGTGAGTCTGTGCGTGCAGCGGAAGGGTCTGGCTCGTTCCGAATAGTAGCTGATGATTGTTTGCAAAACCAGTCGTTCCAATTCCTCCAGAATCGACAAGAGTTATTGGGAATGTAAAATATGCGTTAGCTGTCCCGCCTCCAGTCAATGTTGGTGTTCCAGATATCAACCATAATTGGAAATTTTCTGATATGTCACGATCTTGCAGGAACAGTTGCTGACCTTCTTGAATGAATCCTAAGAAGAATTCAATGTCGTCAGCATCTTGATTCTTGTGCGACACGTTAATGCTAGTTGCACTGATCTGAGTAGCATTGTTCCAAATAACATGACCATCGGTTGGATTGCCAGTAGTTATCGTGGTCTTGGCTCTATAATGCCAAGCGGTTGTCGAAGATCCAGATGCTCCAGTTGCTCCAGTTGCTCCAGTAGCACCCGTAGCACCCGTAGCACCCGTAGCTCCGGCTGGGCCGGTTGGTCCTTGGTTGAGATTAATGATTGAGATTCCGTCGCCAGTTGATCCGACCTCGACGACTGCGACCGGCTGACCGTTCGATTCGACTTGAACGGTTGAGACCGCTCCGCTACTCGATTGCACTTCGACGATTGCGATGCTCATGATTAGACGCGGGTGACAAGATCCCGGAACTTGATCGTTCCGCCGGTGATGAAGATCGTTCCTGCGCTGCTCGGCAGGTCAAGGACTAAGTCCCAGTAGTAAATCCCTGCCGTGATGCCTGTCGTTGCGACGTTGATCCGGATGATCCCGTTCGCTGGCGTCGGGATGGTCGGTGCTAAGTTCAGCAGGACGGTGCGTGATGTCGGCGTGGTGCGCACTTGTGCGCGTGCTGTGTAGCCGGTCAGATTGACTGCGGCTCCCGCAGAATTGAGGCATGTGAAGCTCGCAGTGAAAGTCTCGCCTGCGTGGGTGTCGAAGTTCGTTCCGGCCATTGATCTGCCCTTGCCATGATTTCTGAGGATGGCAAGACTATTTCCATAGAAACGCGCCTTCGCTAAATTGCGTGACGTTGCCTAGTCCGTCCGAGTAGGAGATCGGGATGATTTTGACGCCTGAGGTGTTAGCTGGAAGCGTCGGAGCTGAGAACGGACCAGTGACGCCAGTGATAGATCCGGAGGTCACTGCTGCCTTGAGATAGGTGTAAAGCGCAAGCGGTGGCGTGACGACCATGTTGATAGCTATTGAGAAGTCCACGCCGTTGTTGTAGGTGTTGCGCCCGTAAGCTGTTGAGTCATAAGATCCGGTCGGGTCGAGGTATTGCTCGGCCCCGGCGACCGTTGGGCGGATCGCGATGACTTGAGAATGGTCTGAGATCGTCGCGACTCCGGCACTGCTAATATCGCATCTGAATTGGTTTCCTGTTTCGACCCAATGAGTGACAGTACTCTGTGTAAATGGAAATGTCCCACCTAGTGCCACAGAAGTCATCTCGATCTCTGTTTCTACTTCTTTTCCTTCATACATGACCGAACGTGTGAAAGCTGTTCCGCCATTAAGTGAATTTCCGTAAGCTGTCGAGGTTGCCGTGAAAGTATTTCTTCCTGTTGCTGATGGAGTGTATGGAGGTGCTGCACCGCCCGGACATGAAAGGTTCAATGTCCATGCTGTTCCTGTGAATGGTGCCGTGACGCGAACGATGCAGAACGAAGGGGAGGCGGTTGACTTTGTGAAAGATGCTGTGCCTGCACCCGGACCAGCAACCACGACTGCCACGCCGTCGTAAGTTCCGCTGACTCCTCGATAGCCGGTATTGATGACCTCTGTGCCGTTATACTCGACTGTAAAGATGTCTGGCACTGTGTAAGCGTCAAAAGTCAATGTGACGAGACCGGTTGCACTGCCAAGATCAACGATATATTCGCTATTTCCCGGTCCTCCATCTGTGACTATTGCTGTGCAAATTATCCTCTCATCCAGAGGGATGGATCCAGCCGGAGCTGTCATGATGACATCGGTATCATCCGACCATTCCAAACTTCCGTTTGAGTTGACTAATACATTGAACCGAGGATCTTCGCATGCCCATTCATATTTTTTAATCTGCTTAAACCATCCGCTAGGGATGTCGTCGTTGGTTGCTGTCTCGATGAGCATGTTTCGACTTGATCCACCGGCGAAGCGAGGCTGCGCTCTGTTTGATGGAAAATTGCCAGTGATTAGAGGTTGCATCGGAACGGCTTGTCCTCCGTTTGTCCGTGCAGTGTTGAAGATGCTAGTTGTGGCAGCGGTCAGATCAATGACAACTCCTGCCTCGATGCTCATGTCTCCGATGTTTGAACGAGTGGTTGTAAATTGGCTCATATGTAGCTGATGTTATCTTGTGAGGTCTTGCGGATCTTATCGACGAGAGTGCGGTAATCGTTGCGCGGTGGCGCTCCTAGTTGGATCGTAGTCCTGCCGCTCTCGATCTCGATCGTCTCGCCTGAGACGAGTGCGCCCATGGTTGAGAAAGCTGCCAGAGAGTTTGTGATATTGACCTTGGTTCCGACGTAGCGCGTTGCACCGACATCCTCCTGTTCCAGAACGATCTCGCCTGCGTAGGGTAGCCAGTTCTGCGTCAGTCGTAGGAAGTCAGCGAGTCCTGCCGGTGGGTTGATGAATGAATAGTCGGCTGCTTTGTAAAGTGTGCTTGATCCCGCTGAATCTGGAGTTGCGAATCCTGAGAAGCTAAATGTTTTGAAATAGACTCCTCCATAGGTTCCATAGGTAGGACTGCTGTATCCGGTTGCATAAAGCGTTAAACCAGCCGGAGCGAGATATTTTGCCTCTCCGATATATTTATCGTTCAGGTCATAGTAAGAATCGAAAAGACTCATGGTGCCGCTGACTGTGCATTCGACATAAGGGATTTCTGTCCAGTCGGCAGGTTGTCCAGATGTGAGGATGCTGTAACCGATCAACTCTTTTCCGCTCTTGTCGGTTATTTTTGGAGCTGGCCATCTGATATTTGCAGTAGGCCATGAGTAATCATTGGTAGGCCAATCATCAGACGAACTCCACAAGACGTAAGAACTGGGACCAACACTAATTGGGATTCTAGTTATTCCTGCTGCAAGTGCCGCAGCCACGCAAGCGCTGTCTGAATCGTGAGCAAGGGTCAAGATGTTCGTGCTTTTCACGATCGTCTGCGTCTCGAAAAGGTCGTTGGGAAGGAAGGTGTCAAGCTCTGGTCCTGCTATCGTGATGACCTGACGCTTGGTGATGTCCTTACCTGTCGGAGCTGTTCCTGATGTCTGATTATTGAAGACCGTTCTTCCTGTTACGTTGCGAGTGACTGCCGGAAGCGTGACTTGGCTGACTTCAAGCTCGATGACTGGGTTGATGTCGATCGAGGTGATCGGTGCTGTGTCTTCGTTGAATGTAGTCGTGGTGCAGGTCGGACGGCGGACGACTCGCATCGCAGCTGGTTTTACCGAATAGTCAAAAAAGACCATCGCATCTGGAACGAGTCGGATGAGTTCGGCAAGTGCCTGCCCGCAGGTTGATTGATTGAGCGTGATGCGTGGGTATTCTTGCATCGCGGTGACTGTCGATCCTCCAGCGATGTTTGCGATCGGACATCCGAGAGCATTAGACCGATTGATGACTGACTCGATGCTCGTCTTGAGATCTTGACCAAGTGATGCGCTGCCGAAGACGAACGAGATTCGTTCGGCTGATATGCCGGTGCCATCTTCGATCTGTGAAGTGAATGGAACCTTCTCAAGAAACCACCACGGCCCTGAGACCGTGACCTGATGCTCCTGCGAGTCGCCTCGAATAAAGCTGCGGACGTTTGTGACGTTGCCGTGGAAGAAACGAACGCCATCTCGATAAAGTGCCATCTCCTGCCTGAGTGATGGAAGGCTTGAATCTGGAGAAGGGATGTTCGATGGATTCGGTGGCTGTGCAACTTCGTATTTGATAACCACTATCCCGGATGATCCGTTTGCACCGATACCAAGATCTTTTGATTTAAATAAACCCGCTCCTCCTCTGCCAGTATTAGGCACGACTGAGACGTCGGGTGTCAGTGAACCACCCCCACCGACCGCGTAGGTCGTTGCTGTCCCTGTGATCGAGTTGGAGAGACCAGCACCGCCATCGGCGATAGCTGATGAACGATTTGTTCCGGCGGCTCCAGCTCCTCCTCCTGTGCCGAAGTTTGTTGATGAGCTGGATCCACCGATGTTGCCTTGACCGACAACTCGCGTTCCTCCTGCACCTCCAGAAGTGCCACCGCCACCAGATCCACCATTGCGGCCTGCGACTGCGGTTGTGCCTGAGACGCTCGCCCCGGCTCCTCCTCCTGTGGTGACGACTGTCGATCCGATTGAGGAGGCTCCGCCATCAGATGCTGCTGTTTGCGTCAACTGTGCCATGCCACCGGCTCCGACTGTGATTGCGTAAGTTCCAGCCGAGAGCGTTGTCGAGCCGGTCAGATAGCCACCTGCACCGCCACCACCGCCTGATCGGTTCGAGGAGTTCGCACCGCCTGATCCACCGCCACCGACGACGAGATACTCGACCGTGCCGCCATTTGTGACGACAAACGATCCGCTTGTTCTGAAGATGTGCGTGCGGTAGTTGCCTGAGTCGGTTATATCTCCTCCTGTGGCGACGACTTTCTGCAAGACGTATTGTGCGACTTTCGTGTCGCTAGTCAGGATGCCCGGTGCGGTCGCTCTAACTTTGAGCGTCGATGGGTTGGCGATCGTGAGCGTGCCACCGTTGGCGACCGTCGGACTGGATCCGGTCGGGTTGCTGCCGTCGGTCGTGTATCTGATAGTCGCACCAGCAGTTGCGCATGCAACGACGACGTTGACCGTGGAGCCTGTTCTGATTGATGAGTCGGGTGTGACTGTCGGCGTGGCGGTAAAGACCTGAGAAGAGGCATCCTCGACGACGATTGAGATGTTCAACTCGTCGGCTTCGAGGCTGCGGAAGTTGACGTTCGCAGCAGTGATTTTGCGATACTCAAGAGAGCGAGCTGTCTCGTCCCATCCTTGACCAGTTTCTCCTTCGATTGTCCAGTTGGTCTGCATGATTATCTTGCCGAGGTAGCTCCGGGCGTTCTACCTTTTAACGCGTTTATCTGATTCTGCAAGGAAGCATTTTGAGCTTTGAACTCCTGCATGATCGTCGTGAGCTGAGTGACCTTCTGGCTGTTATCAGTAATCGCTGTGCGAATAAGTGGTCCGAGTTGCGCAAGCGCTCCAGAGTTTGAACTGATCTCGTTCATTGTCACTTTGCCATCTTCAAGATTCTTCTTGATGGTATTAAGTGCCTCCTGCTCCTTCGGTGTTGATGCAGCTAGATCATCTGTGATGCGTTTAGTCTCGCTTGCAATTAACTTGCTGCGCTCTTCGATCTGGGCTGCTGCTGCTCCGATTTCTTCAGTAGATGCTGCCTGAGTGATAGTTGTGACTGCCGCCTGAACATTCTCTCTGGTCATCCGCAGATTCTCTTCGACCGTGCTTAACTCACCCCATGATGCGTCAATAGCTGCGGTGCTTTTTGACATGTTGTCTTTGAGTTGACTGATTTTGCTGCGTAAAGATTCGAGTTCCGCATCAATTCTTCCTGAATCAAGAGTTGATTGAGCTGCCTCAGATCTTTGAATCGACTCGGGACTCTTGCGAGCAGTAAGCCCACCTTCTCCGATTTGATAGGGACTTATGAAATTTCCTATCCTGTTCAATAAATTAGTTTGTGAGGCCAGCTTCCTTGTCGCTTCAAGTCGAGCTTCGGTGGCTCTTAGGAGTTTTAAAGTGGCTCCTAGTTCATTAAATGAGTTTTGCTTTTGCTCCTGACTCTTATCTACTGTTTCAGATGCAATCAAAACAGCATCCTCAGCAAGTTTGATTTTGAGTTGCTCTGCTGCAATCGCCTGATTTACCTCCTCTTGCCTGCGCCTTGCATCTTCGGCAGCTTGCTCAGATTGGCTCTTGAATGCGTCGGTCGATTCTCCGCGCATTTCCATGAGTATCTTCTCCGCATCATAGAGAGCGTTGTATGAGTCACTGACTGACTTATTGAGTTTCAGTTGATTCTCCGCAGTATTGTTTAACTGCTGTGCAAATCTTTGAGCTTCTGTCGCTGCGTCTTCAATCTTCTTTTTCCCGAAGTCATATTTCCGATCAACTGCTTTGGCTGCTGCCTCTCCTGCTTCCTTTAATCCATCTGCAAGGAGTTTAGTCTTATCGGCTGCGCTCATTGCATCTCCCTGCATTCCCAAAAAAACCTTGGTGGCGATCGCACCGATCGCGACAACTGCTCCAGCGATGGCTCCTGCCGGTCCGAATACTCCGAGGAGCTGCGGCGCCTGTTGTGAGAACGCTGTGAGAGCAGAAGTACCTGCACCGACTTGGACTGCAAAGTCTTGAATCTGATAGCCAGCCTGACCGACAAGTTGACCCGCTTTAGATGCTCCCTTACCGACATTCGTCGTGGCGGTGTTCGCGCTATTGGTGGCATTCGTCAGGTTAGTCATCGCAGCAGTTGCCTGCTGTGCGCCCGTCGTGTTGGCGGTCGTATTGATGTTGATCGTGACTTTTCGATTGGCCATAAGTTAAGCTGTGATGCGTCCTGTGACGCCGACTGATAGGTTGACAGTGACGCCGATCTGCGTCGCGGAGATAGATGGAAATGCCTCGTATATCGTCTGGCTGCTGTAATAGGTCGGAGCTACGCCTGCGGTCGTGTTGTCGCTGGTAGCGTCGGCCGTGATCCCGGGGTTGGGTGATCCGTTCGAGATTGCGCTGTTCAGGGTTGAGTCGTTCGCCTCTGCCTTGCGTGCTGTGAGTGAGATCGACGTGCCAGATCCGCCGACGTTGTAGTGGCTTGAGATGTCACCGTTCTGGATAAGAGCGGTGCGAACCTTGCCAGCCCAGACTGCTGCGGTGTCGCCTAGCAAGACCGGCACCTGAATCGTGCGCGGTGATGAGTCGAGGATCGCTGAGGTCACGACGATCGTGACGTTGCCAGCCAGAGTCGTGGTGCCATCTGCGGTCGTCGTCTCGACCTGCTGCGTGCCGAGCGAGTTAATGGATCCAAGCAAGAGCGATCGTGCGCTCAGGTTGTTGAGGTAGCCCGGGAGCTGCTGCACGAAGTATTCCGCAGCCTGCAAGCTCTGGAACTCGGTGGATGACTCGAAGCTGACCGTTGTGGTCATGCCAGCCCGGGGGATCTGACGCGCCTCGACCGCTCCTACATAGGAGACGGTCTGCACGGTTGGCTGTGGACTCATCGAGAGTCGCGTGGCTTCTGACTGGCGACCATTGCCCCCAGCCAGCTCCAGACGACGAGTGCCGATTGTTAGGGTAGCGATCACGAGGTTTTATGCTACGGATGCGACAGTGAAAAGTGCGTTTGGGTTACCAGTTGTGAATGTGCGGCGTGCCGCCATGCTAAGTTGTCCGAGGCGGTTCTCAGTAGGTGAGAAGCGTTTCTGGAGGTCGATGATCTGCACGGCTGCGACGTCGAAGTTCAGTCCTCCACTTGTCGCGGTGCTGATGTCGAGCGTTGCTGAGGCGAGGTCTTCGCCTGCGTCGAGCGATCCGAAGTAGGTATCGAAGGAGTTCTCTGCGACTCCGACCGGGATGCAAGTGATGTTGCAGCCAAGATTCTGGAGTGACATATCGACCGTGCCGATGCCGTCGATGACGATCGGCGTAAGGCCGAGGTCGAAGCCGATCTCGAAGCCAGCTTCAGAGAAGAAGTTGAGAGATCCGCCGAGCGTCGCGGTGTATGGTGCTGCGACTAGTTTGGTCGGGTCGAAGGCTGCGCCGATTGATGCCCCGGCTGCGACTGCATAATAGTCACCGAGAGCGGATGGATCGCCTGCAAGTTCGAGGATGCCGGTGAACTGCACCGATCCGAAGGCCGTATTATTTGCCGTGCAGCGGATGCTAGGCATCTGGGTCACGGCTGCGTTGCGGATCGTGTAGGTCGCGTCGGCTGCGGTGATGACCAGCGGCTTGTCAGTGCCACCGTAGATGCTGGCTCCGATCGCTGTGCTGCCGTATGGGAAGAGAACTGCAAGAGCTTCGATCTCGCCGACTGGCTCGAACTCAACGACGACTTGGAAGTCGGTCTTCGACTTGCTGAGCATGCCGTAGGCGTCTGACTCCTTATCGAAGGTTGCGTTTGTCATGGTGATATTGATTCCGCCCTTCGAGTAGAAAGTGGCTGAGTCAAAGACGACCTTTGCTGGGCCGCGAACGATGGTTGTGCGTGTGAATGTTGGCATTGTTTTATCTAGTTGGCTCTTCGGTAGAAAGTCCTATGGGTATTGTTAAACTGACGACTTTCTGGAGCATCGACTCATTGGTCTGTGTCTCCAGTCCTGAGAAAATCATGACGCCACCGGATAGCGGTTGGTCGTTCTTGTCGAGTGGTTGGGTGTGATGCAAGATCCGAGCCACTGCCTCGGCGATCTCTGTTGATGATGGCGTGTTGCCGCTCTTCGATCTCCAGACCGCAGGGATCTCTGAGACCGTAACGCGGAACTGTGAGTTGGAGAGGTATGGTCCGGGCGTGTTCTCCGAGTCAGTCTCGGCAGATTCAAAGTGGACAAGGCAGAAGGCACCGGCGCTCTTCATCGCGGTCATGATGCTAGTCTCGATGTCCTTGCCATCCTCGACGAGAACTGGGATCTTCGGCACGGTGCGAAAGAACGCATGATCTGAGAGAGTTTCGGCGATGCTATCGACGATCTGACGGATGAGGCTCATGGTGAAGTTGCGAAGTCCATGTATGCGTTGCCTCCGTAACGAACGGAAGATCCAGAAGTTGAGGCGAATGCGTTGGCTCCGATGTCATCAGAGTCTGCGTCGTTCTTCGCGAGGTCGTCCATGAACGTCTCGGCAGCTTCGACTGCGATCTTGCGATCGTCGCCGTTGAATTCTGCGAGCGATGGAAATGCCTCGGACAAGAGCCGACGAGCGAGAGCGTAGCCGTGACGCTGTGAGCCGGGCGGAATGAATCGACCCGTGTTGGTGACTGGTGGAAGTCCGCGCTTGCGGCGACCTGAATTGACCCGGGAAACAATCTCTTGCGCGACCTGCTCTAAGATCTCGTCGATCTTAGCTTCTGGCGCGGGTGACTCAGCCAGCAATGCTTCGAACTCGTCGGAAGCAAGCCGATCTCTGAGACCGTCTGATGTGATTGAGATCCATGGCATAGAAAGAAAAGGGAGTGGAGGGACGAGGAAAACACTAAAAAAACCTCGCCCCTCCGGTTTGTTGTTAGAACAACAGTTTGGCGACCATCGCCTTAGCCAATGTTCCGGGAGTCGAGGTCGCTGTTTGAGCGATGCGAACGTAGCGGCGGGTATTAGCTGGGAGACGGAAACGAATTGTCTTGGCTGCTGCACCTGCTCCACCGGCACCAGTCTGAGTGGTTTGGATGAGAGGATCGACAGTTGCGAACGAAGATCCGTCTGCGGAGTCTTCGAGCTTGTAGGTGAGGATTTTTCCGTCTGTGAGTTCAGCAGTCAGCAATGCTGGTGCTGCTAGTTCAAATACGATGTTGGCAATGTCGCCACCTTCTACTTGTTCAAGGTCGAAGGTTCCGGTGTTTGCACCGGCGGCGAGAACAGTCACCGTCGAGACGAAGTTCTTATCTTGTAAGTTGCGATTGTAATTGATGGACATGATATTGATTAGCTGAGGGTTTCGGTGTCGATGATGGAGTCGGTGATGACGATCGGGATTCCGAACGATTCAGTTGGCACGCCCGGAAGGATGCCAGTGAATGCTTCCTGCTTCGTGTTCGGCGTAGTATTACGGCTGACTTGAAGCTGGAATGCGGAACGACGGGACATGAGGAGGTGCGTTGGACGCTCGCCGACTGGGAACTTGCTGAGAAGCTCTGCAAGTTTTGCATCGGTCACGCCTTTTCCACTGTCTGCGGTTGCGTCTTTCAGACGACCGACTGCGTATTTGTTCACGCACTGGAATCCGATCCAAGCTGTGAGGTCAGCGATGAATGCTGCGTAGCGTTTGCCGTCAGCATCAACAGCGTCTCCTTCGCGGAATGCGGAGAGATCGAAGGTGGTGCCGTTGCCATAGACGTATTGGACGCCGGTGTTGCCTGCCTTGATCGCATAGACCGAGGAGCCAGTGCCTGCTGTGGTGCCGCCTGCATCAACTACAAGCTCGGAGCCGAAGCCGTCAACCATGGATTGCAAGCCGGTGAATCCTTTCGAACTTGCGGCTGAACCGTAGATTGTCTGGGTTCCAACTGTGCTGAGAGCTGCACGCATCACGCCTGCTGCTTCGATGGCTTGAATCGCTTCTGGGCCGTCTTCGTATCCGCGAGCAACTGCTTTGTCCACCTCGACGCGAGCCGAGAGGATGAATGCTTCGACGAGACGCTCGGTGAAGTTTGACTTGCTGGCGTTGGTTCCTTCATTCGCAGCGCGGAACGCCACTGATGGCTGGCTGTTGCGGATGACTGTCTTGTAGCTTGTGCCGCGAATGGTACGAGCTGGGATCAGAGTCACCTCAGGCGAGCTGGTGGCGACTTCTTCGATTAGTCCGACGATTGGGTCGGCACCGTTGAGCTTGGCTAAGTCAAGCAATGTAAGATTGTTGGGCATTGGTTCTTATTGTTGGGATTGTGATTTGAAAGCGGCTTCGACTCGTGCGAGGCCAGTTAGTTCGATTTCTTGAGGTGCTGATTCGCTGCGACCGGCGAGAACAGTCTGACCAGAAAGAACTGGATTGACTGGGATCGCATTGAGCGCGTTGAGTGCTTCAGGATTCGCAATGATTGATGAACGCCAGAACTCTTTAGTCGCTTCGTCCTGTGGAGCGATGCGACCAGCTTTGACGGCTTCGTCGATTGCGATTGCTGCGGATGCCATAGCTTTTTCAGCCATGCCGTCCTTGAGCTTTTTATTCTCTTCCATGGCTGACGCAAGCTCGGCTTCGAGTTTTGCGTAGTTCTCGGAAGCTGCTGCGGAGGCGGCTTGTGCATCTTCCTGAGAAGAGACCATGGCTGCGGATTCGCGAAGATTGGCAAGCTGCTGCTTGGCGATCTCCATTGCGGATTCTGGATCTTGGGACTCGTCAACGAGTCCGAGTTCGATTAGTTGTTCAATCATATTTATGGGGTTGTAAGCTGCTGCAATTCTTGGGATCTCCTCGAAGGCCGGGTCATTTACTAAAGACCCGATCTCGCCACGTGTTGCGAGTCCAGTTGGGATGCCAGTCGTAGAGATGAGGAAAGTCGGTGAGAAATAGGAGTAGTCGCGCCCCTCGATTGCTTTGCGACCTGCTTCAGTCCATTCGACGTCGAGCATGAGTCCGACGCCTTCTTCGTAGCGGAACTCGCGAGGGATGAACGATGCCGGTCCGTTCTGATGGTCGAAGCCAGCGAACGGGCGGATGTTCTGCTCAAGTCGTTTGGTGAGATCCTCGGCGAACGATGCACCGATGCGCGAGTCGATCTCGACATCAACAGTCTTCGGCTTTCCGCCTACGGTCGCCGTGATCCGGTGCTTGCCTTCTGGGAGGTACACGATGCAGTTTTCTAGTGAGATGACCTCCGATTGAAAAGCTGCGGAAATTTTATCGGGAACGAACATTGATCTCCCCTTGCCATCGAAAACAAGATTGGCAAGAATATTTTTCAGAGTGTTGAAGATCATCTATTTGCTCAGTTGCAGCTCGATGTAGTCGAGCGCCGTATCCATGATTGCGTCAACGTAGGATGCCTCTGGTGGGAGAGCGTTCGGCCATGGCTTATGCGTGACTGACTTTTTCAGCGCATAGACTGGGCGGATGCCTGTCGCTGAGTTGTCATCCTTCTCGGCAAGAACTCCTTTGACCCGGAAGAGCGGAGAGAATCTCTGAGAATAGTCACGAGCCGAGACGCCGTGAGCCTCCGGCACGATCGGGATCGTTAGGAACTTGCGACGCTTGGCTCGGATCGTTCCGCCTGTGACCTTGTGCGCGAGACCGATCGCTGCGTTTGAGTAGGTGACGCTTGCTCCTGATGCTTTTGTGATCGACCAGCCGGATGCCGTAGCGAGCCACCATCCAGTCAACGATCGACCCGGTCCGTGGGTCGGCAGCGATGGGTTGATCCATGGTAGGCGACCTCGGCTCCTGTAATAGTTGCGAATAACATCGAGACCTCTGGTTGCTCCTTGCTTGAGTGCTTCGGTCCGGGTCGGAGCGTCCACAAGTCGAAGCATTGCCACCTTAGTCTCGTTTAGATTCGAGGCGGTGACTTTGATCCCGACGAATGACTTGCCTTCGATCATTCTGCGAGTCCTTTCAGCATGGCAGATCCGATCTGATCCTCCAGTGAGTCGATCAGCGCCTGCCGGTCGAGCATCCCGAACATCTGCGGGATCTTGCCGATGAGCTGCTCGACCTCATCGTTGAACGCTCCGATGGTCATCCGCTCGCTCTTGTCGAGGAGGTCGGCCATGGCAAGGTCGATCGGATTGAGCCACTTGGCTGAGATTTCTCTGAGTTGTTCGTTGGTCATCTTCTAGGGGTCTAGGGGTTATGTTTTGCAGTTGGGAGTTTTTATCGCGGGGAGGAGATAGGGTAATTCTCTATATTATGTACTCTTTTTAAACTTAGAACTAGAAAACAGACCCATAATACCCCTATTCTGCCTCTCTTTCAAGTTCTGCAACTTTGCGCTTTGCCCAAGCGAATCCTTCGTCGCCACCCCAGCCGTTCCACGCTTGCCAGCCTTTGCCCTTCTCGTCCCATGTCGATCCTTGCTTATCGACCTCGTGACGGGAGAAGAATGAGACCATGCGATTGACTGTGTCGGGTGAGAGTTCGACCCGGTTTGAGATGTCTCGCGCTCTTGCCAGTCCGACCGCGATCATGCCGCGCTCAGATTGCGGCTTCGATCGGCGCACTTCGAGCGCGTTGGATGCGTTCCTTGCCATCTCCTCGGTCGGGCGCAGATCAACGTCAGCTCTTGCCGACTCGATCTCCTGCGGGATGATCTCAGGAGGTAGGTCAGCGACCGGCACCTCGGCAAGATCGACCGGCATCTCCTCGCCGAAGACTTCCTCGCCTTCGATCGGCATAGGGATTCCTAGTTCCTCGTAGAGCCACTGCTTCGGCATGGCGATTCCGATCTCCTTGTAG